TAACCGAAGACTTTATTAGTGATTGTCCAGGGGGCATTTGCCCTGTTCCCTGGGCCACAAAAGAAGAAACTCCTGCCTTCCAGGGCGATGTTGTTAATCATCCGTCTCATTACACTGACGGCGGTGGGATTGAGTGCATTGAAGCCATTGAAGCTCAATTAACACCTGAAGAATACCAAGGCTACCTCCGTGGAAATTGCGTTAAATATTTATGGAGATGGCGTCATAAAGGAGGCAAAACAGATCTTTTAAAGGCTCAATGGTATTTGGATCGCCTCCTTTTGGTCGAAGAGCAAAAATGAAAAGAATAAACCCGATTACTGGATTACCTTTTTGCTGTGGAGATCAGCGTGAGGATGGACGATTATTCTGGGCTTATGAAACACATAGAAAAAAGAAGAATGGATTTTATGTTGAGCAATGGCTTACTAAGGAAGCCCATGAAAGAAAAAAGAAAAATAACAATAAAAGACGCTATCCAGAATATCAAAGAAGTTGGCATCTTGAAAAAAAATATGAATTAACATCTGCTGATTACGAAAAACTATTAAACAAACAAGAAGGAAAATGCAAAATCTGCGAAACAACATGTCCTGGAAAAAAGCGTGATGCTTTCTCCGTTGATCATTGTCACCGCACAAATCAAATAAGAGGATTGCTCTGTATTAAATGCAACTCATTATTGGGGCAAGCCAATGATGAAATTGCTATTTTGCAAAAAGCAATCCTTTATTTACAGGAAGCGGCTATTTAAAAAGGTTGCAAGTCATCCTCTTCATCCTCTTCATCTTCTTCGTAGACGCATGCCATGGCTAACTCGGCAAGCTCTATGTCTGTAGGATAATCCCATTCGATATTGACGTTCTCATCGGCCATCAAGGATTTAACTGCATACCATTCCATCAATCGTTGGTGATATAGGTTTAAAAGCGCTGCAAACAACTGATCCCATGTCATTTCCTGGGCCTGCAGCTCAGCTTTGCGCATCGAGAATTGAAGCTCTAAAGGAAGCTCAAATTGGCGAGGCTCGACCGATCTGTCCATTCCTGGTTTCATGCTTCAATTAAAACTATTGTAGGACTAAATATCACAGATGCCTTGAAGGGCAACATCCTCGTATTCTGAGGCGCACCAAGGGTCTTCTTCAATCCTGAAACAATTGGCAAATTCGGACAACGTATAAGGATTGATGGATTCTTCTAGCATACGGATTGCACGTACCTGGTGTGGGGCTGCGCTGTAATTCCGAAACGCCGTCAAAAGAATCTCTGTTGAGACCCAGGGATTGTCGTTGACTTGCTGGAGAAAGAGTGAGACTTCCTCTTGGCGACGGTGAAGAAGTGCGCCAACCATCTTGTGATCTTGATCAAAGATCCACTTGGGAATTTCTCGGCTGGCACCACGCCAGTCTTCTTGTTCTAGGCAATCGATGATATCACTGTATAAAAAGGAGTTCCAACCAACTGAGTGCACAAAAGAAAGAAGTGCTTGATGCATCGCATCATCAAGGCCTAGATTGAGTTTCTTCAGTTCTGTATCCAGGACTTCTAGTTCGTGGTACAGGTATTCCAGTGCTTTGCGACGTGTGCAAAGGTGGCCGCTTCGCACTGGAGATCCATCAGGATAAAACTGTGTGCCGTAACCAATAGTGTAAGGTTCTGCACCTGTGCATGGATCGGGGTAAGCCTTTTCGTTGTACCCCTCGTACTTTCTGATTAATTCAATTGCTGCAGAAAAATCAGACATAAGGGGTAACTTAGTTACCCCCAATCATACACAAATTTTATTTACCTTGACCTCTAGTTTTCTTGCGTCCGTGATTAGGAAGCGAATGTAAACCCTGGCCTTGTCTTGTCTTTTTCGGCTTGGACTCAATCTTGAGCATGCCAGATGACTTGGGTTTTGCCATGTGAATGGTGTGGTTGCCCTGAGATTTTAGCTTCGTCTACCAGGCCTTGCAACTCCAGTAGCCAGCTGTCAATTTGCTTTTCTTTTCATCACAATTGTGTCTTGCACGAAAATTCTTGCGTCGTTCTGGGTTATCTCGTTTAATTTCCATATTTGCGTCGCCAAAGCGAACGATCTTTTCTTTACCATTTTCACAGGCTTTCACAACAGATTTTTTTCCGCCTTTGATTTCGCGTCGCGGTTTATTGCAGGCCATCCTATCCTTCTGGTAACGCTTGGCCGCAGCAACTGCCTTCTTTGGTTTGTCCGACATAATTGGCATGCACTAAAGAATAATCAGACTCTCTTTCCCAACTCAAGACCTGGTAGGGATCTTGGTCAATCCATCTTTCAATTCTATTGAGCCTAGCTTTAGAAAAGAAGTCTTGATTTATATACCACTCATGCAGCTTATAGGACGCTTTTGATGCATTACAGCGGCGACATGCAGGCACTAAATTCTTTCGAGTTGTTTCACCAGATTTATAACGAGGGACAACATGATCTAAGCTCGTTGCGCTATCACCGCAATAAGCACATTCATGGTTCCAGGATTTATAAATCTCGTCCCTAAATCTTTTCTTTGCTAACTTTGGAGTAACTTCAACGAGTAAAGCGATCGGCTCATGCTCGCTGTAATACATACTCTTGGTTGCCGTTAACTCATTCTAATTTCCTTAAGCTTTACAGAAGTTAACCTTAGTCTTAAAAAAGTGTGAATGCCCTTGACCCAGGGGTCTAAGCCGTTACCGTACAAGAGTTGTTCACCCTGACTTCTTAGTCATGGCTCAAAATACAGGTTGGGTCTCCGTCGCCCGGGCGGAAGAGCTACTTGGCATCAATCGCAAGGATCTCTTCCGTATGCGTGATGACGGCACTCTAAAGCTTGGACCGCATTTCGCAGCATTCCCGGAGACTCGTTCCAGGGACGGCTACCGCTGGAATGTGGAAGCAGTCAAGAAACACCTGCGTAAACAGGAGAAGATGGCTGCAGCCGCTTGATGTTTCTGTAATGCTTCTTGCGAATACTATGAGCCAACAGTAAATCTGTGACATTGACATCAATGGCCTGATGTGCCATGAGTCGATACAGTTGGGACAAAAGAGTGGGTACACGGTCTTGCATTTCGCAGGGCCGTTTTTTTTGTAGGTTAAACAAAAAAACCCACTGGGGATGCAACGGGTTTACTGGACGCTTTTTGTTGTGCAGTGCCAGGGATCCGTTTGGTCCCCAATCAAAAGACTTTAGATCTTCTGGTTTGATGCCATAGGTTGCGATCATACCAAAGAGCCAAGCGGCACCTTTGTTGCCGCGTTGAGAGTCCAGCTGGAAATAAGCGTCTACTATCCGCTGGTCTACAGGGATGGGCTGGTTCATGGTTGAGATGAGCTGCGTCCCCAGAACCTAGAAATAGTAGGCTACAGGTCGCCGCTTCTTAAGGAATTCCTAACAAGTCCCGTGGGACTTAACATAAGTATAAGTTATTAATAATTGTTTCAGGGTTTGTAACGATTTCCATTCTTATCAATCATCGTAAATCCTTCCATAACAATTAAATCAGAGGGCATATTAAATAACTTCTGCATCATTGGCATCATCATTGGACTTTGGCAGTTATACGGAGGAACATCCATGCCTGCCAAAGCATTTGTTGTCATGATGAAAGATGCTATTTCCTTTTGATCATTCTCTGTATTTTCAACCAGCCTTTGCTCCCAGGCCGCCATGCTTCCTGCTTCTACAGGGAAATCAGAAGGTTCTGGCGGAAATGTGTCATCTTTAAACTTAAGTGCATAAACATGCTTGCAGTAACGCATCTCATCAAGCACAGGAGTCCAGTTGTCGGTTATCGATGTAATGACACCTTGTTCTGTTGAGTAATCATTGAAGCGAGTCATGCCATCAGGCTTGGATCCAGGTATTGCCGGATTACTTGTTCCGCGTGTATAAGTAGAACCAAAATCAACGTATACACCTACGTTATCTCTGGTTGAATTTTCTTTAACTGTATTGAAATATGAGCCGGAAGATTGGACCGCAAATCCAGAGGGTGCATAGACATCCATGCGTCTGTTGACATTGATTGATGTCATTGCATTGTTGTCAACAACACCACTGAGTGTGATGACTTCATGTCGGCCCGGCTTAACGTAAGACAATCTGTTGCGTGGGAAGAATTTCCTGTCACTTGCAGCAGGATTAGTCATAAACGCATAATCACGATGCGTGAAGTCCTGGCAAGAACAGCAGAATCTTGCTCCTGTAACTAAATATCGACCAACAGTAAATGGAGAATTAGATGGAGTTACGTATTCTTTATCTGGAGTTACGCGTACTGATCCCGCTTTTTTAAAAGTTAGTATCCCATTATCTTCGTTGATTGCTGTTAAAACTGCTTGCAGATATCCATATCTTTTCTGTGTAGCAGGATTGATTGTATCTTTGTCGATGAGCGGTCCGCCAACAGTGATCACGCGATCTTCCATGATCTCCGTAATCAAGGGCTTTAAACCAGTAGGTTGCCCGACAACAGGAACATAAAAAGGAGGAGGAAGTTTATTTGCAGGGCTCCAGGAGCCTGCAAGTTTTACATACCAATTAGTTGAATCTTCTGTTACTGCTTCTATATAAAGCCTGTTACTGCTTACAGGATCTACTGAATTATCACTCCTAATTGAACCAGCGTAACGCCATCCGGCCCAATGCATTCCAAACTCTTTACTGACAGTTGGGAAGCCAATAAAAGCACCTGAGATAACAGGATTTAAATTTGTGCCAGAACCCGTGGTATCTGGCATGTGATACTCAAAAGGATATGAAAAATCATTGTCATAGAAAGCTGCCGTCGCAAGTTCATAGCCACGGCGCCAGCGAGACCATGCTGATTCACGGTTGGCACTATATAAAGAATCTGGGACAGATCCTTTTGAAAACTCACTTTTAATGGGAGTTAAACGAAAAGGATCCCTGTCTTTCTCTTTGGTAAAAGAAGAAAAGGATCCGAAGTTATTTTTAGACTTGGTCACTTCTACTTAGAACATTCCGCCTTGTGCGTAGATATGAGCACCTGGGGTGTAACCAGAAATGTTGGGACCATCTGGGAATACGCCAACGTAAATACGGTCGCCTCGCTCCAGGTAAATGCCTTTGTTACGCAGAGGAGAGCCGGAGCCTAAACCAGAGGTATTACCAGCACTCGGAAGGGGCACTGCAAGTTGAGGCATAACGTCAGAGCAATCAACAATTCCAACATTGAATGGAACTGTTTTTGCAAATAGCACACGGTAATCCCCGCTAGCAGGAATTGGAGTAACTGTATTACGTGTCTGATAAAAGACAAAGGTCACAGCAGGCTGATTACCGTAGCCAATGCCTTGATATTGGAAACCACTGGCAGTGGCACCAGAATAATTTAGTGCAGTATTAACACCAGTCAGTGTTCCAGAGCCGGTGTATGTGTAATAACCTACGCCACTTGCGGTTCCATTGGTAAGAACTGAAGTTGATTGTACATAAACAACTTGACCACTTCTTACTTCAATAGGAGTACCAGACGTGCCACTATTGACCGTATAGTCTGCTGCACGATAGAAGTCATTGCGGACAATGGTGATCGAATCAACTACTCCACCATTGTTGTTGTCTTCGCTAAGAGCAGCGTCCATGTCCACCAGGATCGATGGAGCTTGACCGCCTTGAACGAAGATTGTATTGGCTGCCTGACTGCCAACGGTCTGTGTCGTTACTCGTACCGAATCGAATAACGGACGATCAATAAATAGGGGCTGCTTGTTTGAACTTGTGCTGCTCACTTCAACCTCCTTGATTTATCACCCTTTAGGTGTTATAGTTTTTGTGTTCTTAACTTGAATTCTAATGCAGGCAACCTTTTTGTGTGCGGAATGCTTTTGCGAATTTATTTCATCAAGACCAGCACAGACTCGTTACCGCTTAAAAAAACAAGGAAAAGTTTTTTGTTCTAAAAACTGCGCATCTTACAAGCACGGAGGATTTAAAAATAAATCATCTGAATATAAATCGTGGGCAGGAATGAAAGCGCGATGCAATAACCCAAACCAAAAGAATTATGAAAGATACGGCGGAAGGGGAATAACGTACGATATCTCTTGGGAGAACTTTGAAACCTTTCTTGAAGATATGGGCTTTAAACCTGATTCGAAGATGGAATTAGATCGAATTGATAATGATGGGAATTACTGCAAAGAAAATTGTCGGTGGGCAACAAAAAAAGAACAAACGCGCAATCGCGGCGGTAAACGTCCTACCAGGCTTTACACGTTTGATGGAAAAACAATGTGTATTGCCGACTGGGCTAAAGAAGTTGGCATTAGTCCGCAATCGATGCAAAAAAGATTAAACAATGGATGGCCTTTGGAAGAAGCATTTTCCAAAGAACGTCACGATAAAAAGGGCTCCAAACAAGTGAAGCCCGTTAAATCAAAATTGAGTTAATGACTCCAGGAATGGACTCCTAGGTGTATACAGGGAGGAAGTCGTTATGTCTTCCTCTAATGCAGTCATGGGACGCTGAAGAGCCGACTTAAGTAACTGCTGCACAGGAGAACCAGAAGCCATCTGAGATCCTGTCAATAGATTCTCAAGAATATAACCCTTGAGAAAATCTTTGACATTTGAGCCAGAGGCTTGTGGTGCTTGCTGTGCTTGTGGCACCTGAGCTCCAAGGTCAAGTCCACCGAGCTTCTCGTAGATTGAACGAGCTGCTTTCTGCCGTTGTTCCGTTTTGGGAATGCCGGCACGCTCGAAGTCAACCAGGAAACGACGCGCTGATTCCTCTGGAGATACGGCACCCTTCAATGATTCGAAGGCACGTTTCTCTGGACCTTGTAATTCATACGCAAGAAAATCAGCTTGTGCTTCAATGGAGCCAGGATCAAGTCCTTTTTTCTTTGCGTAATTAACAAGGGCAGTCTGCCTGCCACCTGTCCACTGAGCCAGGCCAAAACCACCGGCACCAGCAGGAGCACCGACTCGCCCACCTTCGTTGATTCGTGGATTGAAGCCGGATTCCAGCTGGAAGTTACCAAGCACACCAGCAATCTGCGCACGTGACAAACCAAGGGTTTGCAAACGTTTGGCAACTGCAGCAGCGTTTGGATCTAATGCCATGATCTTATTTGCCTTATTCTCCTACCCAATTTGAACTTGCCCTGAGACCGGGAACAAATACTGTCTGTAACGAAAGAATTGTCGAGAGATAAACCAGGGTTCGTTTAACAAATTTAGGGCAGAGAATCATTGTTTTAAAGCAACAACACTGGCCACCGTGAATCAAAGATTCATGTCCAGCAGGCTGGGCTTACATGCAACGCAATGCCAGTAGAAATTTATTGTACCCCTAAGGTTCCCTTAAGAAGCCTCTCAAATAATTCACCACGGCGCTTCTCAGCAGGTGTATTAAAGGAGAATGCATTTAACGACATGCCACCAATCGGCTCCACGTTGGTAGCGCCGGCGTAAGTGGCCTCGGCTGGATTCGTTGGGGGTGCGGCACTAGCTGCTTCGTAAGGACCGGTCATGAACCGGTTGTACATCTGAGCTTGAGATTGGTTCTCTGGCGTACCGAACTGAGTACGTGGCAGTGGCGTACCAACGGGTTGCAGATCAGAAATACCGCCGTAGGACGGAACGTTTTGAACTGCGTTGCTGCCAAGCACAGAGGCTGGATTAAAGGGAAGATCCATGGGTGCTCCCATTGCACCAGCACCAAGTACACCTTGAATTGCTTCGTAACCGATTTGGCCGGGCTTTACTTTCTTGGCAAGTTCTGGATTCTTCTCGGCCCAGATGCGCATACCCTCGTCACGCACGGCATTCATCTTTGTCTGGTCACCAGAGGCAACAGCTGCTGCACGATTGCGATCATATTGAGACAGCGCTGGATCTTGTGCTACCTGCTGAGCGACACGGGCCTTCTCGGCTTGATAAGCACGTTCTGCCTGAGAGTTAGACCCAACTTGACTGCCGCCACCGCCGGTAGAAGCTTGGTTTAATGCATTAAGCGTTGCGCTGGTCCCGCCTTGGTTTAATTGCTGCCAGCCGTAATCATTGCCGCCCCAATAGACAGGTTTGCCGCCCAATACTGCTTGAGTGCCAATAGGTGTTTCACTTGACTTAGAAGCTTGCCTACCTTTGGGAACAGACCCGAGCGGGCCCCGAGAAGCATAGCCAGGTGGGGAAATAAAATTGGAGATCGCCCCAAGTATTCCGTAGGAAGTGTCGGGATTTCGATTAATTGGAATAGGCATGATTACCTCCAAACCTCATTAAGATAAAGACGAGAGCCCACTGCAGTGTCAGCAGGACCAGGTAAAGCTTGAATAAATTCCGCACCTGAGCGTTCATACCGATAACGAGCCTGACCAGGATCTTTATAGTTGGGAACGTACAGGATGTAAGCAAGACGGTTGGTTTCGTAGAGATAAATCTCATCCCAAACCTTTAACGCTTCTCTTGCATTGCTCGAACGAATCGTACGATCAACGTCACCGAGGATACTTTCGATTCGAGTGGAAGGAGACGATGCAACTTCTGTTTTCTTTTCAGCCGTATCGCAACGGCCGATCTGAATAACAATCTTGTCGTAGAAGAATGAATCCGGAATGGTATTCATTGCTTCTTCCAAACGAGCGTAATCACCCGCTGGGACAGAGACTGTAAAGTAGCCTAGGTGATACCTAACTCTACTTTTATCAAACTCAGATAACTGCACGTCTACCTTTCGTTATATTTCAATTATAAAGTAAACAATTTACTCAACACCTGGAAGAGGTGAGTTCATATACTCCATCAAAAATTGTTGCGCCATGCTTTGCTTTGGAGTAAATAATTCACCCAGTGACTCTTCAAGAATTGATTCTTGTGCAGTCTTTTGCCTTGGCTTTGTCATCTGCATTAAAGACATCAAAGCAGAAAGATCATTGTCCCCTGGAACTGCCTGGCTCTGATCAACTGGCAGAGTTGTAGCAGTCACCTCAGAAGGGCCGCCAAGCGTCTTCATGTGGCCAAAGCCAATTTCATATTTACCGTCTCCGGTCATTAATGTTGCAAGATTGCCATAGCCACCTTGATTGGCTTTTGGCGTGAACTTTCCACCACCTTCGTAATAGACCGGAGTTCCCTCTGGAAGCGCCCAGTCTTCACCCCTGTGGTAAGTACTGGCACCAGCAGTTGGTGCACTGCGAGGACCGTATTTTGAGGTTAGTGTAATGCCAGCGGCTGGATTGAAGTCAATCTTGCCTTGTTCGTTCTTTACAAAGGCTGGAATCTTGCTTTCGCCAACGCGCACTCCAAGTAAAGGAGTTCGAATAGTAGAAGGGTCAAGAAACTCTCCGGTCTTTAAATCTTTCACATAAACGTGTTTATGCGGACCGGTTGCTGTTCCGGTTTGACCAACTTGACCTAAGTATTGAATACCAGCCATTATTCTTTTCTTTTTATTTTAA